AAAGACTAACTTTCGCTTACAAGCCCTATTATCTATTTAAACTTAATCCAAGTTCTGTAAAAAGACAGTGTGGTATTCATCATTCACACCAGCTTTACCATGCAATCTTCCTAATGCTGGAGTTGTGTCTGCTCCAATTGCAAGGAATTGTCCTGCGTGGTTTGAACTAGCACCAACTAAAGTACCAACTGCTGGGGTTCCATCCATTGCTACAGCAGCAATACCTGCTGTTTGAATCCATCCATAGTAATCTGCAGTAAAACTTCTTGTTGTAACTCCAACGAATCTTCCTGCAATCGCAGCAGGTGCAACTACAATGTCCTTGTAAGGACTCTTAATTAAACCTGCAGTTTCAGTTCCTGCTGTGATAGCAGTTCTAAAACCATCTTCTTCGTCAATGGTAATTACACCAGTGCCTGAAGAACTTATTAATGGATGAGATTTAATTTTATAAAACTCTTTTGGGTTTGCTGATGTTCCTAAAATTGGTAAGTTAAAAAACAAATACCCTTCAGCATATAAGTTTTTTGCTGCTGCTGTTCCACCAAGAGTTATACTTATTGTAGTGTCACCAGCAGATGGTGAAGTTGTTATTACCAAGTCTTCGTCATGGTTTCCAGCAGGTGCTTCACTTGCTACTACCAACCCTTCAGTTATTGCTGAACCTCCATTGTGTGTGTATTTGAATCTTCTTCCGTCTTGAAACGTCATAGTTGTTCCAAGTGGTTGCCTCTGGTCTGAGGTTTCTGTTTTTTCCCAGCCGTATTTACCGGCTATTGTATTTGGAAACGACATTATATTATCTCCTTCTTTATTACGGGTTTCTTGTACACCCCGTCATTGTCCGATTTATTTTTTGAAGAAGAGGCAGAGACTCGGTCAATGGTTACATCTTCTACCTCTTCTTTATTTATCTTAATCTGTGATTCAGCATTTAAGCAATGCCTGCATTCACAATCATCAGTAACTGGATACGCATACGCCCCGTTATAAGCCATCTTTTTAAGGTATTCAGGGTTTCCCGGAACATTAGGAATAGCAGTGCCTTTTGTAAAACCAATATCACCTGAAGCATTAGGTTTATCCATATGCCAATAAAGTGTGGTTTTAGCCTGCCAGTTATCTATCATATCCCAAGCATATCCTGCCCCAACAAGTTCTTGTCTTAATTCTTGACGTTCTTTAGTATCCATTTAATCTCCTAATGATTATTATGCGTTAGTTGCTGGTGTTGCTGCATCAAAAGTTAAAGCTGCTCCTCTAGCATCATCAATCTCAAACACACCATAGTCTGCTGTGATTACGACTTCAGTTGCTCTCATTGAAGCATCTCTTTGTCTTTCAGTTCTAGTATCTACTGATTTAAGTACACCTAGTGCTGATTTATCGGCAATTACACCAATTGCATCATCAGATGAATCAACTGAAAGGTTTCCGTCTTCAAAGACTGGAACTCCGTTCAAAGGTCTTAAACCACTAAAGAAATTCCCTAGTAAGTCTGCTGACCATCCGTCTGGTACAGGATAAGTTGATGATGCTGTTACTGCAGTTGCAGCAAGGTCGTATACAGCAAATGGGTGATGCAATATGTAAATATTGTTTCCAAATGATGTTCCTGCTGCTCCTCCACCTTTCGCTACTGCAATTGCACCTGCTACGTTTGCAAGGCTCATGGATTTAGTAGCAGCACCTAATGAGGTTCCACCATTTAATCCTGAATACAATGCGTGAACATCAGTATCCTTTTTTCTTGCCATAGCATCTCCAAGCTGTCTTCCGACAATTGAAAATATGTTGTTTGCAGATTGGCGAACTAATTTGTCTGTCAGTATTACTTTTGCTCCTACTTCAGAGGCAGTAAGGTCAACAGTACTCATTCCGATTTCTTCTTCGTCTACGATATCGTATCCGTCAGTTAAATCAGAAATTGTCATTTGACCAACTTTAGGCACAGTTACCTGCTTGGCTCCTTTAGGCAAATTCATTTGCTCAATCAAAGCCATTGCAGGAGCATTGTGCTCCTCTGTGTACCTAGCAGCAGTAATTATTATGTTCTGGGCATTTTCTAAATTCCCAGTTGTTGCTGTCTGTGGCATCTAATTTCTCCTAGATTTCTCCGGAAGCTACCTTTCTGGCATAAGCCTGAACTTTAGGGTCAGAATCTCCAGCCATATAGCGTTCCATTAAAGTTTTTTCATTTAATGGGGCACTCTGCGAAGAAGAATTGGACTGCATTTCCTGAGAAGGTCCAGTTGAAGGAACCTTATTCTCAAAAGATTGTTGCACGTCTTTCTGCTTTAAGGCAAGGTCGGATATACTGTCAGCCACTGACTGCATTACATTCGGGTCTGCTGTGGACATCAAAACGTCATAAGCACTATGCTTACCAACTTTCTGGTTAGGGTCAATTCCCTTTTCCATCAACATTTGCCTCGCAGTTGCCACCTTTGCAGTATTCTCAGCGTTAACGGCATAATGCTGTTGCTGTTGCTCAAGCTGTTGCTTCTGCATCTGCAGTTGCACTACCTGTCTCTCCTGCTCTGCAGCCTGATGTGACAGTGCTTGAGCCTGCTCAGGCATATACCCTTGCTGCTCATACTGCTGCTGAAGTGTCCTTCTCTTAGCCTCAATTGTTGTCTCCGACTGACTTTGCTGTAATTGCTGACTCAACTGTTCTTGCTGTGTCTGCAAATTTGCTATTTGTCTGTCATAAGAAGACTGGGCTTTACGCCATTCATCCTGAGAATAAGTTCTGGAATCTTCAACACTGGTTGATGGTTGAACAACTTTAGGGTCTGCTCCGACTGTAGGCTGAACTCCCTGTACTCCCGTATCCTGCTGTTCTGCTCCACTTTGTTGAGGTTCACTTTCCGTGCTAGGCAATAAGCCTTGCTGTTCCAACTCTTGGTTGACACTTGGGTCAGTGTTATCAATTACCGGTGAAGAAGTCTCGGCAGAATCTGAAAGTCCTGAGTTTTCCACAGGAGAAGTTGATTCTTCTGGTTGTCTCTCTGTTACCATAACAACTCCTATAAATATTTAATTTTGTTTCATTGTATATTTATTTTTGCTTGCTTTCAATTTTTTTAAATAAATCAGAATAAGCTTTTTCAAGTTGCACGTCTAAAGAATCAAATGTAGTTCTGTCCATTTTTGCCCTAGCATTAATAGATTGTTCTAGCTTTCTACGTTCAGACGGAGGTAATTTTCTAAACAATTCCGGTGGAATAATTTCTGCGTGTAAATTAGTATTTCTATCAAGAAAACTTCTTTCATCTTGCGATAAAGTGCGAAAAAAATTATCCCTGTCTCTTTCAAATTGGTCATATAAAAACAAACCTTCTTCTGTAGTGTGTTTATCAAATAAATCATAATATGTTTGCAACGCTGCTCTTTGTTTTTCTGTTCCACCATGTCTTATTTGTTCTTTGTAAAACGGGTCATCATAATCAAACCCTGCTTCTTTTGCTAAAAATTCTCTTTGTCTTGCAGCTTCTTTTTTAGAATCATAATAGGCACGTCTTTTATCTGATGTTGTTTTATAAGTAGTGTTAATCTTATCAAATTGTTTTTTCAAGGTATCTTTTAACACATAACTTTCAGGAACTTGTCTTGATGTATCATCAGCATAATAAGTTAATCTAACTAAATTCTGTTCAAATGGCTCTAGTTCTGAAAATTCTTTATCATAAATATCAAGTGCAACTTCTCTGTTGGTTTTATAACTTGATATGTTTACTCCAAGCACTGCTGCAGTGGTTGCAGCAGGAACCATAAATGGTTCATCTGTGTTTTCCATTACTTGTAATACTTCAGCAACAACTAAAGGTGCTAAAGACTGAATAAACGGATTCTTTGAAGAGACTGATAAAAAGTTTTTACTATCGTATCTATCAAAAGTATCTTCTCCTAAAAAATCTTTACCCGTTATATGGTCAAATATTTCACCAACTAAAGGGTTAGCTTTTCCTCTAAAATATTTACCCGTTTGAGTTAATATTCTCATTGCTCTGTTTGTGGGGTCTCCAACTTTATATTTTCCTCCTGTGCTTGAAATTTTATAATCTCTTAAAGCATCAAATACAAAATTAGCAAATTGTTCCATTCCACCCCAAATTTTAAAACCTGTTCCGTCTTGAAATCTTATTTCTCCTTTTCTATAATTTACTTTTACGTCATCTTTCATATTTGCTAAACTTAATATTCCAATTCCTGTTGATAAAAAAGTTCCTAAATCACGGGCAACTTCTTTTCTAACCATAGGGTTTTTAAGTATCATAAAAGGAATCATAATTCTTGATAACCATAATCTAGGTGCCCACATTGTGTTATAAGCAACATTTTCAATAAGTTGCTGTTGTTGTTTAGATAAACCTTTACCTCCAATTCTACCTCCTGTAATTTTACCTAATGCACGAAAAGGAGTTCCAATACTTTCTAATTTTGCTTCTCCAGTAAACACATTTACAGTATCTGCTACCTGTCTATATAATTCATCAATTTCTGCTTGAGATTTATATTTATTTAAAATTCTAGGGTTTAACATTTTGTTTGCAACATTAAACCTTATGTTATTTAAAAAATGAGTATGAAACCTTGCTGATGCCCTTAAAATTGGACCAATTCCCGTCCAAGCTGGTATTTTGTTAATAAAATCAGACATAAATGCTTCTGCTCTTTGGTCAGCAGCAGCATCTGCTCCTGTTTTATTGTATCTCATGCCTGAATCTATTAATTTTTGAAAATGTGGGTTAGATTCCATCCATTCTTGGTTTCTTAAAACAGCATCTTCGCTTAAAGCTGCTTTTAATCCTTCTTTAAGTGCTTTAACTGATTGTATTGGTCTTGATATTGCATATACAGCATTTTGTCTTAAAAATGCACCCAAATCTGCAGTTCCTCTTATTGCTTTTAAAAAAAATACTGAATTATTCCATAAACCTTTATCAACTTTTTTCTTTGCCTTTTTAGGATTATTTACTATTTCTTCTGATGCTTTTACCAACGCACTGTCTTTACCAAAAAAGCTTCTTAATCTTTCTAAATCAATTCTATTTATTTTTGGAAAAGAATTAGGC